AGAAAGAGGAAGCCAAAAAGGAAAACAAATTTGAGTGGGCGGATGAGGGTGTATCAACTCTCGTCCGAGTTATTATTCTTGGTTGGTCAGCAGCAATTCTGACTCTTAATTATGTAACTGTTCCTGGCATTCCTCAGAAAAATATCGATCCAACTTTTATTGCCAGTGTTTTTACTGGAACTTTAGCTACGTTTGGTGTCATGCCTTCTAAGAAGAAGGATGATTCAAAGCAAGCACCTACATTGGAGAAGAAAGATGCAAAAATTGATTAATGGAGTCGCGTTGTTATCTGGTTTAGTTTCTTTAGCTGTCTTAGGGGGTGGTGCTTATCTTTACGTTCAAAAGGATACATTAATTGAGCAATCAAGGGAGAGAGTAACTGCTGCTATCACTGAAGCAATTACAGAAGCACTACCATCAATGGTAGATGCTGCTATTCCAGGAGTCCCTGAGATGACTGGTCCTGCTGTGCCTAGTCCTACTATGCCATTCTAACCATGAATAAACTTAAGATCGTCGCCGCTTCAGTTGGTGGAGTATTTGTTGTAGCACATATAGGTCTGCTTGGATATGTTTTCAGGCAGGAACCTGAACCTGTGATTCAACCTCCTACATTTAATCTTCCCCGTGGTCCTTACTCTTCTTATAGGATTAAGGCAGGCAAGGATGGTTATGAAATTGAATTCCGTGCTGACGATCCTAAGGTTTTAGAATCACAAAGATCATTATCTTCTGATATTACCAAGAAAGGATTCTTTGGTGGCGGCACAGAGAGTCGCCGTGAATGGCGTACAGATCAGTTCACCCGTGAGGGCACTAGGAACCTAGGAGGTGCAACTGAGGAGGAGGGAAAGTCTGCGAAAGACATAGAGTGTATCGTGGCGGACGCTGGGGCACGATCACAAGGTGCAATGGCAGGTAGTGCTATCGCTGCTGGAGTTGCTGTTCCTGCCCTTGCTAGCATCCCCTACGTGGGTTGGTTGGCAGGTGGATGGGCACTGCTACTAGGACAGAAAGCAGGGTCATCACTAGGTTCTACAGTTGGATCAGTATTTAATGACTGCTAACTGAGAATCTTCTGAGAATTGTTAAATAACTCTGAATATTATTATAATATTATCATGGCACAATCGACCTATAAGAAGCAAGCAAAGAAAGACGCAACTGAAACATTTTTCTTGTATGTATTCTTCCATTCTATTTGGACAGGAATTTTTAAATTATTTGAAGACTAATGCCTGAGATACCCATCATTACAGGTGGAGATATTCGTATTAATGATATTGAAATTAATACTATATCCACCTATGACTTTAATAACACTTCAACATCACTACCACTAGCAGCTCCAGTAGTTGTAAACATTGGTGTGCCTGTGGTTGATATACCAGGATGTGTTGAAGCGACTGAAACTAATACTGCTAAAAATAATCAATTAAGAGAGGACGATCCTAATGGTGTGGTTACGTTTTGCGATTCTGGTGTTCCCAATTTTAATCCTATTTCTTTTGAACCAAACCAGATGATTATGACTGGTCCACCTCAGGTGGATAACAGAACACCAGATAAACCTACACCACCAGAAACAAAAACAGATACACCACCTCCACCTCCACCACCTACTGCCAAAATAGAATGTCCTACTAAAGTGCAGCAAGCACAGGAACCTGTAGGAACATTAGTAGAAGGTTTTAGAAAGGAAGTTGTTGGTTATAAACTCATTGATAAGACGTGTGTCCAGATAACAGAACCAGTTCCTCTACCTACACAAATACTTGCTGGTCTACCTAGTGGTGGACAGGTAATGCAGGTGGGTGGTATTGCTGTCATCGCTACATCATCAGCACTACTAGCAAAACCGCTGGCAGACATACTATTGAAAGCAGTCAAACCAGCGGTTAAGAAAGTTATGAAAAAGATTTCTACCTTACGTGGTAAGAAACCTCCTATTTTGTCTGTAGGGGAGCGCCTAGCAGAGCAGCGTCAGATGAATCATGCTGTGAAGGAGCTTCGTTCTGTCTTCCCGAGGAGGAAGAAGAAACGCTAGGGATGTTATGATAGTGTGGATGTCTATGTCCTGGAGGATTGTTTACCAACACATCAGCACATACTTTATAGTAAGGACTCTTAGGATGGAATTGAATTCCTTTTAACTTTAACTCACCACAATTCTTAAGTCTTGCAATTTCAAAGTCCAATCTTTTGTTGGCAGTTATTTGCTGCATCATCTCAATGTTAGAAGATGCTGCTTCTTTACAAAGGTCTTGCAGTTTCTTATCAGTGGGTGTGCTCCATGTCATAGAGAAACCTACACCTAGACTATAGTTATCTTTCTGTCCTGTTCTAGTCCTTTTGTAGAAACTTACATCACCAGGATTATCTAAGATACCATCTCCCATTGGATTCCCGTCAGCATCGTAGGCACCAAAGTTATCGGTTACATCATATACTGGGTCATCATAATAACCTTCAAACGGTTTGGAAGCAGAGACACTACCTGTTACATACGGAGTGAAATTGCGAGTGGGACCTTGACATTGTATACCTCCACCGTAGGTGTTTGTAATGTATGGTCCCTGAAGGACTTGTATAGCTTGGTTTGTAACGGAGCCTGAACTATTAGCCACAGGGTTAGCAGTAGCAGACACACCACCAACAGTTTCAGCATAAGAAGGATTAGCAAATAATAATGTTATTGGGAGAAGATACTTGTAGTATCTGTTATGCTTATAACGTCGGTTTCTCTTTGAATAATCGTTTGGTTGCTTAAACCAGGTCCGCGATAAGTTTCTGTAAACTGAAACGCTGCTCCTGGTACTGTTTGTGTGAACTGTGGTTTGTTTGTTGCTCCAGTCCATGATGAAGTCACTCCATTAATAGTTACATTAGTAGCACCTGTTCCTGGTGATAGGTTTCCAGATGCTGATACACCAGTGCCAGTAGCAGAATACTGATACCCAGTGTTATAATCCATAGAATTTATAGTCTCAGTTATCTTCTGAGTGGTCTCCGTCCTGCTGGTCATGGATCCCTGAGTAAAATTTGGGACCACGGGGACCGCCAGGGCAGGAGCAAGTGTGACACTTACACCCACCACAGACATCACAGACCAACGAATCATAGTATTCATTATCTATCTCCTTAGTCAATAACAGTAATCTCAGAAACGAATTGTCCTGTTGCTGTAGTACCAGCACCACCAGCCGTCACAGTTAGAGCACCTGAAGTTCCTACAGTACCTGCTAGAGTTCCAGCAGAACCAGCAGTGTAAGAAGTTACATTACTGAAGTTGGGAACATCTCCTACAGTAGGAGCAGCAGTTGGGATAGCATCACCTTGGGTAAACGAGGTGCTATAAGAGAATGACTCTCCGTTAGTTGCTGAAAGTTGATTTGCTGAAATCGTGCCAGGAGAATATACTCCACTGGTGATTGTGCCAGTTGAGATCATCCCAGAGGTTGTTCCATCTGAGGTGCCAACATTGGTGCCTGAAATACTATAGGAGTTGCCCACTCTTACGGCAGTTGATCTAGCAGCGTCAACAGTTAGTTGAACACTAGAAGATTGTTTTGATACAAGTCCACCTGCTTGAGCAGCAGAAGTGGTCATCAGTAGCATTACGATAGGAAGGATTTTCTTCATAGCGTATAATTTCGGATCCTCATATATTTAGTTGGTGTGCCTATGTTCAAAGTGGCACACATCACTTGACAGATCTTAAGAATTACTATATACTATGTAAAGATTCATTACGAAACGTATCATGACCGTTACAACCAACGAACAAGGACAACAAAACTTGTTTGCTAAAGAACCTCAAATGTATATCTCTAAGACTGACGCAGAGCGTTATGGATATGAGTCCTATGCTGAGAAAGCAGAGAAAGCAAACGGTCGCTGGGCAATGCTTGGCATTATTGCTGGTTTCCTGTCATATGCCATCACAGGCAACTTCTTTTTTGGAGTAGCTTGACAATGGCGGCATCATTCTTTACAATGGTAAGTGTCGTGTTCATAGTAGCACTGGCATATTCTGTAGAACAACTTTCTGAAACTTACTAATGGCTTTTAATATCACTGCTAAGGCACCTGATGGAACTGAAACGTCCTTCCCATGTGAGGATGATCAGTATATCCTTGACGCTGCTGAAGAAGCAGGTGTAGATATCAATTACTCTTGTCGTGCTGGTGCTTGTTCATCTTGTGCTGGCAAACTAGAGAGTGGTTCTGTTGATCAGAGTGATCAGTCTTTCCTGGATGATGATCAAATTGAATCTGGTTTTATTCTGACTTGCGTATCTTATCCTACTAGTGATTGCGTAGTCTTGACTGAACAGGAAGAGAGTCTTTATTGATGGAATTTACACAAGAAGATCTTTGGGATCAGATTGCAACTCTCGGTTGGGATGTGCGATATGATAACATTGTAATTGAGATTGGTGGCACAGTAGTCTCTGGTATCCACCAAGGTGAAGAGTATAATAAAAAGTGGGCAACCCCTTACGGTACTCGCAAATATAATAAGGATGCGTTCATCGTTATCAAAAACCTTTCGCGCACTCCTTTTGAATCATCTAAACCCATGGATAGAGAGCACAAACCTCCTCACTCACAGGAACCCACTGAACCACAAGACATTACTGTTAACATGGACGGTGGAGTTGGCGGGTCATGGGAAGTTAAAGAGGAAGATGTCAAATCCTAATCAACTCTATGAAGACATGGAGAAACTAAATGCCCTATACGAAGAACTCTGTTGGGGGCATCATGATGAATTAGTATTCACTCATGAAAATGGCAGAGTCATTATCTACAACAAATCACAGGAGCAAAACAAATGAAATTCGGATTCACACCTGAGGCAGAGATCCTCAACTCACGTCTAGCAATGCTTGGTTTCATCGTAGCCGTTGGAACTTATGCTACTACTGGACAGATTCTTCCAGGTATTTGGTGATGGGATTCTTTGCCGTAGCATTACTAATGTTGGTGCCTATCGGGGCAGCAGCAGCAATGACACCAAAGAGAACCAAACTATGAGTATCGAATGGGCACAGACAATTATTTTTTTCTTGGCACCCCTATTCTTCTTACTCCTTTTTATAGAGACTAATGAAGATGACGATGGACCACCTGATGGTGGCATGATGGTTCCTTCATATAATCCAATATAAATAGAACTGAATATCGTCGTCGCAACAAAAGACCCCCCTGGCAAAAACCAGAAGGGGTCTTTTTTATTACTTAGCGTTCGCTGCCGAGAATGGCGACTCAGCGAAAGCTATAAAGATATAATTGTAAGAGGCATTATTTGTCCAGGTATTATTTTTTCTACACTTGAATCCATTTGAAAGAAGATCAATATGATTATCACTAGATGTTATTCCTGCTGGACTAGAAGTATTTTCTGGTCCATTGAAATCAGGACACAACTTCTGAGTACATGGATTGTATGGATCTCTAGCACTATCTACAAGGATCCATGCCGAATCATCTAAGTTAGTAGATTTTATCAGCACCCATGCGGGTCTGAATCCACAGTAGACGAACGTGCCGTCATCATTTGAACGGCCTTGATAGGCACCGATCTTACTGTATCCTCTAATCTCTGCCCAACAATATGCCACATAATTTTCACCTGCTCCAAATCCAGGTGCCATAGTAAATACTTGATCTGTTGGTTCAGTATCACCCCATATATTAGAGTTTGTTGAAGCGTCAGCAGTTGTATCTAATCTAATAT